CACCAAGAGTAGACTATAATGTCTTGATGGGAATGCCTAATCTCGACTTAGTTACAACTTGGGGGGGAATGGGTGCAATTATTGGGCCTAACTTACATTGTTACCGAGTGGTAATTAATAGAACACAATCATTTTCACCAGCCACACTGAATCTCTTTGTGAATCAACCTTTACAGGGCACCTCAGAACATCAATGGCCACCTGTAAACATTCGATTCTTATGTAAGGACCCTAACTTCACTGAAGGTGAATATCTAACTAGAGTTGCCAACGCAATGAATCAGACCGCTGAAGGTGGTCCGACAGCATGACCGCAACTAAGCAAAGCGGCGGTTTTATCTTTCATAGACGAAACAGAGGGCCGATATCAGCCTCTGAATACAGAGTTCCTGAAGGTGGAGTTCGAAGAGAGAATAATGATTATGACCCAACTATGTTTGAAGCGGGTAGTTATGAGACTGGTGGCGTTGATGTCAACTTTCTTAATCTACCAGTATACAGAGCAGAGACTAAACAAGAGTTTGGTATCGATGCTATCATCGGACTAGCAAAGGTAAGTGGAGCGTTTCTTACTGGCGGTTCTAGTGGAGCCGGGATAGCATCTTGGAACTATCTTGTTGATGTAACAGAATCAGATTGATTCAGGAACCTTTACTGGGTGTGATTCCCAGTCACAATAAAGATAGTCAGGACATTTCTTTGTCACTGAAATTATCTTTGTCAGCTCCTGGTTATATTGATAATTAGTATGACACTTAATTCCACACTTGAAACACTTCATTCTTGTTTCCTCCAATATAGCACACATGAGCGGCACATTCCGCTCTCGAAAATTATCTTATGTTGATTGCAACATCGACATTGATTATCATTCATTCTCCTTCCTCCTACATTCTTTACAATAAAATATAACCATCCCATCTTCTACTCTACCATATCTAGCAGCATTCATGCAAGTGCCATAGCAATAGGTATTCAAATTAAAGAAAGCGCTCACAACATCATCTCCCTTAGTAGATGTACGACAGATTTAGCCATAGCGTTGTTTTCTGCTCGATGATGAAGCATTCCGATTAATTGTGTAGTAGATATATCACTGGCATTGTATTCATCCTTAGCATCTAATCGATTACGAATTGCTAATTCGATAAAACTAGACCTCTTTCCATTTCTGCTATAAGTTTCTAATTCTCCCACCATCTTGAAGGGAAGTAAAACATTAATCTTGGTTTTTCTCATCTTTTTCACCCCTGCAAAGTAGGTCGCATAATTCTTTCAAGTGACATCCGCATTTTTTACATTTGATTCTGGCCATTGTGGGTAACTCCTGTAGTTTAGGGGACCACCCACCCCTATAAGAAAGGTCCGGTCCAAAGGCTTACTTCGAGGTTGTTTTAGCCTTAGCGTCGGCCCACCTGTTCAAGATAAGGATTCGATTAAGTATAATAACTATCAAGTAACAAAAGGAAAGCATGGCAAAAGCATCAACCAGAGATTTTGAGATATACGTCGGAGTTTCCGCAGGCATAGCAGCAGATAACCAAGCACTAGATTTGACAGATTATGTCGACATCGCCGATAACCAGGCGTTTGAGATTCACGAAGTCGATGTAGTACTTGACCCTACCATTGCCTTCCCTACAGATACTGAAGCATTGTTTCAGTTGGCAGATTCGAATATCCAAGCGTTTGTTAGCCACGCTGACCGTACTTCTCTTTATGTTGCTCGACAAACTTTCCAGCAGGCTAATTTAGCAATGTATCACCAAGAGAGCTTCAGTTCTATTACTCCACTAATTGTATCAAAAACAATCTATTGTCGAAACAAGTCTACTTCAGGAACACTACCTTTTACTCTTCGAATGAAAGGACGCATAGTATCTCCTTCGGCAAAAGACTACATGGCATTAGTTTTGACTCAGACTGGTAACGTCGCTTGAGGTGAACCGTGATGGTTCGTGTAGAAGGCACCCTCGAAGAGTTGAGAGAACTCTTTGTCGAAGGCGTTAAGTCTGAAGCCAGAAAGGTAGCAAAGAAAGCAGGTGTTAAGGTTGTTAAGTCTGGCGTATCTCGTACTAAATCTGCTTGGCAGAGATACATGGCTAACAAGAAGACTCAAATCAAGTTCAAATCCGGTAAAAGAAAAGGACGCTTAGACTTGAAGAAGATGGGCGTCGCTTTCCGTAAGACACAGAAGAAGAGGTGAAATGAATGGCACGTATTATCGATAAGGACACACGCATCATCGACATCGACTTTGGACCTTTAACGGTTACATCATTCAGAGAGGTCGACGAGTTTAAGCCTACTAATATTACTACTGTTAAAAATGGCCTTGAACAACTTTTGAATATTCTTGATACACCGGTATATGGTGCTGGTTCATTTATTCAATATCAACGATTGGATTTAGATTTTATGGCACGCAATAATGAAGTCATGATGCCAGTTGAAGTTAATGTTCAAAGAACATCCCCTGTTCCTTTAGGATTCAGTATTAATGGAAATAACGCAGACCAGATTGAAGAATATATTTACATCTTGTCAGCTCCATTGAATAACACTAACATCGCTGCCTCAACAAGCACTACAAATTACGAAGCACTAAGGTCAATAGGATTGGATAGATGTCAACCTGCTTTTTCTGCTATTGTAGGAAACGCCAATGGTAACCAGGGCCTGATTGACCAGGCACAATGTATCTATGCCGAAAAGAGAATGTATTCCTATAATGAAAGCAATGGGGCTAGTGTAAATAATGGCCAATTAAAACCAATTGTTGTTCCACCTCTTCCACCAAGAGTAGACTATAATGTCTTGATGGGAATGCCTAATCTCGACTTAGTTACAACTTGGGGGGGAATGGGTGCAATTATTGGGCCTAACTTACATTGTTACCGAGTGGTAATTAATAGAACACA